CCGCTCATGCAGTCGCTGGACGCGTTCATTCAGTGGTTCCAGCCTCTTTGGGAGCTCATGTGGTTCGGCGTCAAGGAAATCTTCATTGGTGTCTGGCAGATCCTCTCCAGCACAGTGAGTGGGGCCCTGGACATTATCATGGGTCTTTTGAACATCTTCATTGGGTTCATGAAGGGCGACTGGTCACAGATGTGGGAGGGCGTGAAGCAGGCCTTCTCTGGCGTCTGGACTGCGATCTCCGGGATTGTCTCAGGCGCTGCCCACATTATTGTTGGCTTTGTGACGACGATGTACACGTCTATCAGCACTATCGTGAGCTTGATAGCCCAGTTTGTGACCACCTGGTTCTATAACATGTGGAACGGCGCCGTCAATACCACCCGGTCGGCGGCGGCCTCGGTCGTAGGGTTCTTCCAGAACATCCCAAACAGTATTCGTAGTCTCTTCGCTGGGGCTGGCAACTGGCTTATCAGTGCTGGCCAGAGCATCATCAGTGGTCTGATTAGTGGTGTGCAGCGGGAGATTGGGCGGCTGCGGAGCATCCTGAGTAGTGTCACGCGGATGATTCCCAGGTGGAAGGGTCCCGCCCCGGTTGACCGTAAGCTGTTGAAGCCGACCGGCCGCATGATCATTCAGGGGTTTGTGTCTGGTATTGAGCAGGAGACGCCGTCTGTGAAGCGGTCTCTGCGCGGCTTGACTGGGCGCCTGCCTTCGATGGCGGTGGATAATGAGGCCCCCGCCGGCGGTAACTTTGCCCGTAATGCCGGCCCGTCTGTGACGATCAACCAGTATAATCCTGTGCAGGAGCCAGATTCTTCTGTGCGCGATAAGGTGGCTTCCGGCATCCGCCTTGCCGCGAGTCTGTGAAAGGGTGTGAACGATAATGCCATCGAACTACTGGGTGAACGGCGTCAAAGCGGACGACCTAGATGCGCGCTGGTGGGTGCGGGAAGAGATCTATACGCCGCCTACCGGGACACTGATTTCTGCCGCCGCTACGCCGGGGACGTTCTGGTCTCAGGGCATGAACATGGTGGGTGGCCAGGCGGCGACCTTGTGGCAGGCGTACACGATCAGGGATATTTGGGCTTTCCGGCGGTGGCTGGAGTCGCTGCCGTACGCGGCCTGGCTGGAGGTCCGGCCCGCGAAAGAGTCCAACAAGCCCGCTACGCGGTGCCTGTTCAAGATCCTGTCCGTGTCTGACCCGATCAAGAACGGCGATGGTGTTGTCCAGGTTGGTGTGACCTGGGAGGCGATCGGCGTGTGGGAGGACACTGTCCTGAATGAGACCGAGTTCCGGTGGCTTCCCGGGTTTACTGGGTCTCACTTCCCCGCTAAGGACGTGTCCTTCAGTGTGCCGTTCCCCCGGGATTGGGTTGAGATCTCTTGCGCGGTGACCGGGTCTTGGGTGCGGGGCATCGTCCCTAACGGCACTACCGGGGATCATCTGCTGCTTGACCCGACGCATATGCGGATGAAGCGCGGCACTGATTGGTTCGCTGAGACCGGCGTTGACATGGATTCCAGCCTGTTCGTTGACCCGCGCGGGTTCCACCTTATCCCGAACGCTGAAGGCAAGTTCAACCTGAACTCTAAGGGCTACAAGGATACGGCGAACCCGAAGATCCGGTTCCGGCGCACCTATGCGCAGCCGGTGTTCGCCTGATCGCCAGCCTTGTGGGAGCACTGATCGTGGTTGGCGCCTTGTTGGCTGTGGTGGCTGTGGTGAGGGCCTATAGGAGGGGCGATGGCTTCTGAGTACTACCTGAATGGTGTGCCGTTGGATGATCCGGCGGCCCGCTGGTTCGTGACGTCTGAGACGCTGCTGCCCACCCTGGGGTCTCCACGGAATATTAGTACCGTGGTGCCCTTGCGGTCGGGTGTGATGCCTTTGGCTCCGGTTGCTGTGGAGCCGTTCCAGGTGACGGTGAAGATGATCGTCCAGGATTCTGGGCAGGGCCGTGGCGGCCTTGACCGGAATTGGTGGGCGCTGATCAGGTCTGTGCGCCAGCTGGGGCGCCTCGTGAAGATGCAGCACCGTCCACCGGGTGGGACTGCTAAAGAGGCCCTGGTGCGCTTGTCGTCGAGTGTGGATCCGGTGTTCCATTACTTCGAGAACATGATCGAGACTACGCTCGTGTTCGAGGGGGTGGAGGGTTTTTGGCGTGACGAGTATGAGTCTGAGGCGGATCTGAAGAATCTTGGCCTCATGGTCGGATCGGCTCTGCCTATCAATGATGCTGTGATTGATATTGAGACGCCGTCTCGGATCATGAAGATCACTGATGTGGCGTCTGGGCTCTCCTTGTCGTGGAATGGGGTGATCCCGCCGGATACGTACCATATGGTGATCAACTGCTATGACTATACGGTGCGCCTGGGTTCTACGTGGTGGGCTGCTACGGGGCCGGATGTTGGCGCGGATTTGAGTGTGCCGCCTGGTGGTTGGTCGTTCACTCCGGACGCTTTGGGTAATTTCCGGGTGAGGACTGAGGGCGTGAACGCGAACGCGAGGGTGAAGTTCCGGAGGCACTACTGATGACGGACTACCGCGACTGGGGCATGCAGCTTGCCGCCTACCGGCCGATGGGGCCTCGCCTTGGTGTCCTGAAGGATGTCGTGGAGATGACGGTGACGGTGCCGGTGGGGGAGATGCCCACGTTGACGGCGTCGTACCCGTCTACTGGCGTGCACGCTGAGTGGCTTGACGGCGAGGTTGAGCTCGCGGTGGAGTGGACCCCCGATAACGGGGAGACCTGGTATGAGGCCAGTGATGCCCGGTTCATCACGGTGAAGATCGAGCGTGACCTTGTGGATGATGGGTCGGAGGTGCGTCGGATCGAGTGCGTGCACATCAGTGAGTACTGTCAGCATGCTCTTGTGTGGCAGGCGCCTAAGGGTGGGGCGGACAAGGACGGGAAATGGAATTTCTTGTCTGTCACGCCGGGTGCGATTGTGTCGTCTGTGTGGAACGCTGCGAAGGCGCGCGGCTGGGGGCAGGTCATGGACCTGCGCGGCACGGACGCCGTGGATGCGGCGGGCGCTAAATGGGCGAGCATCATGACGATCGCCTACGACCCGAGTATCGACCTGTGGCAGGTCGTGAAGTCCATGTGGGACCTCGGCATCCTGGACTATCGTTGGGAGGGCCGGGAGCTCTCAATCTATAACCCGAATACGGTCCTAGCGAGGTCGCGGAACAACCTGATATGGCGCCTGCCTGGGGCTATGGCTGCTGGTGAGGTGAAGTCCTGGCAGGACATGTGCACCGACGTCCTCGTGACCGGCGAGGGGGCGAAGGTCTGGCATTTCCACAACACGGAGGCCCCCGCTGACCTGCGCCGCATGGAGAAGACCGTCTCAGCTGGTGGCGTAGAGAAGGAAGAGACCGCGAAGATCGTCGCTCAGCGGACTCTGAAGTCCGGGGCGCACCCTGAGCAGTCCGTGAAGCGGGAGTGGGTGCAGACAACCGCCTTGCTGCTGCCGTGGAAGCATTACGAGCAAGGCGACTGGATGTGGGTCGAGCGGGCTGATGGGCGTGAGTGGATGCGCGTCCAACAGGTGTCCGTGACCATGAACGCTAACGGCGTGTCTGGGCATGTGACGTTTGGGTCTCTCCTGGATGATTATTTGACGCGTCTGGCGAAGAAGACTAAGGGTATTGCTGGCTTGTCGGCGACGTCTGGGTCGGGTGTGCGCCCGAATAAGCCTGCGGACAGGCGGAAGCCGAAGAAGCCTGAGGGTGGTGTTGGTGCGGGTGTTGTCCTCCCGTACGAGAATGGTAAGGGCTACTGGTCTGCTGCTCGCCTGACGTGGTCCCCGGTGACGACTGATGATCGTGGCGTGGAGATAACGATCGCCCGCTATGTGGCTCAGGCGGAGTATGAGGTGCACCTACCTAAGGGCGGCTCGTACTGGCAGGGCCTGTGGCACATCAGCTCCGCCAGTAATGCGATGGATTACCCGAACCTGGACCCGGGTGTGCAGTACCGGTTCCATGTGTATGCGGAGTCCTCGGATGGGGTTTACTCGGATTGGTCGGATTATTTCTATGTGACGATGCCGACGGATACGGAGCCGCCGCCGGACCCGTCTACTCCTACTCTGGCGCAGAGGCAGGGCGTGTTGACGGTGACGTGGGATGGGCGGACGAAGGCGGGCGCGTCCATGCCGTCTGACGTGTCCTACCTGAACGTGGGCATCTACGGGCTGGCCCCTACGCCTGCCGTGTTCGTGCAGAAAGGGAGCCTGCCGGCGAGTAGGGGCGGCCAGTGCATTATCCCTGATCTGCCGTTGAATACGCCGTTGTCTGTGGCGTTGAAGGCTGTGGATAAGGCTGGTAACGAGTCGGCTTGGGGCCGGTCGGCTCCGATTACGCTGTCTCAGGCTGGTGTGGATCCGGAGGTTATCCGGGATCAGGTCAGTGAGGCCTTGAAGAAGGGTGATGCGCTGTCTAAGGCGACAAAGGATGAGCTTCTGAAGATGTTCTCCAAGATGGGGCGTTCGGATGATGTTGCTGATCCTTCGTATTGGGTTGGGCCGCCTGGGGAGGGGGTGCCGGGTAGGACACTGTGGGTGTCTCCGGATGGCAGAATTTTCCGCTGTAAGAAGCGGGGTAGACTGACTTATAACCGCGATGCTGGACGTTGGGAGAATACGCCATAATGCCTTATAAGAAGACTCATGATGACTGGAAAGACTACCCGGACGGGGATACGCCGATCCTGGCGAAGCACCTGAACCAGATTGAGAACGGGATCGTTCAGGCGACTAACACGGCGGAGGCGGCCCTGTCTGCGATGCCGGCGGGTGTGATGCTGCCGTTCGCTGGGAACAATATTCCTACTGGCTGGCTGAAGTGTGATGGCCGGTCGCTTGCTCGTTCGGTGTATCCGAAGCTGTTTGAGGCTATCGGTACGACGTATGGTGCCCCGTCGTCGGTGACGTTCAGCATTCCGGACATGTCTGAGCGGATGCCTATCGGCGTGAAGAACGGGGACGCTCAGCTTGGGGCCGTGGGTGCTCGTGGCGGGGAGCGCACGCACACGCTGACTGAGAGCGAGATGCCATCGCACGTGCACAAGGTCATTTCAAAGGGTGCAACGTGGAAGACTGGCGTGGCTGTGTGGGACTCGAATGTTGGTTCTGGTAGTGGCTGGAAGGTTCCGTCTGGTAGTGATACTGGCCAGCTGGATGAGCTGATTGCTGGTCCCACTGGCGGCGGTAATCCGCACAACAATCTGCCCCCGTATGTGGTGGTGAACTACATTATTAGGGCGGCGTGATGGCTGTTAAGAGGACTGAGTATCTTCCGTGGCCTGGGCCCCAGGAGTATCCGGGGCCTGACACTAAGCCGAATCTTAACTACAGTGCCCCGGATGCGACTCTTGTTCACGGCCGCTTTGGCTGGGAGTGGGAGGAGGACACTTCTGCCGCGGTTCAGGATGTTAAGGCGGCTGTGGATGCTGCTAAGGGCATTCAGCGGTTCCTGAATATCAGTACTGACCAGCTGACGGTGAAGAGTACCGCGTTCATCAATGAGGCGATCATCCAGAAGATTTGGACTCGCGTCATCACCGCGGAGGAGGGTGAGTTCGCTAAGATCAAGGCGAACATGATTGAGGCCCATACGGTGGTCGCCGACGAGGTGCGGGCTGGCGCTATTGATGGGATGGTGATTACTGGGGCTACATTCCAGACGGGGCCTCAGGGTTCTAAGCCGCGTATCCTGATCAATACTCAGGGTATGGATGTGTGGGATGAGGACAATAAGAACACGTTCTCCGTGTCTCGCAAGGGGGACGTTCGCGTTGACGGGTCGGTGGGCATTAGCGACAGTTGGTCGAACTGCTTTTTCCAGGACGTAAAAGTCAATGGTGGCCGTGATGTTGACCCGGATGGCACCAAGATGGGTGTCGGCCTGCTTTTTAATCGTAAAACGGGGACTGACTATAGGGTGCCTGGGACTATTACGATTCGGGAGCGGGCTGATGGGACGCCGTCGATTCAGCTTTGGGCTCCGTCGTGGACGACGAAGGCGGCAAACATGGAGTTTGCCAGTAGTTTCATATCGATTTGGGCTCCTGGTGGGGCGTCTCTGCGGATTGACGATAAGGGCCTGAAGGGTTATTACAATAATAATCTGGTCTTGGAGTGCACTGACGATTATATTTCTTTTCGTGGTGCGAAGTATCGTGCTGGACAGTTTGGTGTCGTGGGGA